GAGCCTGAGTACAACTTCCCGTCCTGGCGGGGCATTAGCTTCCTGGACGACTACTACAACCGCATCCACATCCGCCCCTCGAACATCAACGTGGGCAACCTCGTGAGTGAGCAGCAGTTCGCAATCGAGGTGTGGAACGGCTTTTTCAACAGCCGACAACTCCAGAATATCCAAGTTCAGAACGGCGGCGGTATTTCCCTTGTGGGGGCCGTCCCGCCCGCGACCTGGGCGGCTCTGGAGACCAAGACCTATCAGCTGACCGTCACCACGGACGGACCGCCCGACATCAACGCCATCTTCCATTTTGATTGGGATGGGACGGCTGATGACGGCGACCTCCGCGTGCTGGGCTCGCGTATCGTCGCCTTGCCGTACATCTTCGAGGCCCCCGCCAAGGAGGTCCTGGAGTGGAAAACGGACGTGCTCACGACCAATGACGGGTCGGAGCAGCGGGTGCGACTGCGCAAGAAGCCCCGCCAGTCCTTCAACGTCACCTACCCGATCCCGTACCGGGAAATGGCCCGGGCGGAGAACCTGGTGTATGGCTGGTTGACTCGCCGTTGGGCCGTCGCCCTCTGGTCTGAGGCCCAACAGGTCGGAACCCTGCTGGCGGGCACGACCGTGATCAACATCGACACGACCGCCTCCGACTACCGGGACGGCGCACTGATCATGATCTGGGAGTCCAACCGCAAGAGCGCGACCGCTGACGTGGGGATCGTCTCCGCCGGGACTTTGACGCTGAACCGACCGCTGGCCGAAACCTTCACCAACCCGTGGATCGTGCCCGTGCGCCTTGGGCGGATCGTCGGCAACGTCTCGCGGGCAACCTCGGGCTACAACGGCTCACTGGAAATGACCTATGAGTTCAGCGACAACATCGACCTGGACCCGCCCGCGGCCCCCACTCAGTTCCTCGGGTATGACGTGTATTTTGACGAGGCGCTGAAGAATGGCGAGGCGCTGACGGACAGCCTTCAAGCCCGGGTTGATGTCGTGGACTACGGGACCGCGGCGGGGGCCAGCTTCTATTCGCCCTGGACCTACACGCGAATTGGACGCCCCTACAAGTTCTTGTTGCAGGGACTCCAGGACATCTGGAACTTCCGCAAGTTCCTTCACCGGCGGGCGGGACGCCTGCGCCCGTTCTGGGTTCCGACCTTCGAGAACAACATGAGGGTCGCCCAGACCGGCGAGCTGACCCAGAGCATCGAGGTGTATGCTGACGACTACCGCGAATTTGCGCCGGAGCGCACCCACATCGGCATCCTCCTGGATGACGGAACGTGGCTGCTGCGGACGATCAATGCGGCGACGGCCTCCGGGACGGACACGGCGGTGATCGGTCTGGACGCCCCGATCAACATCAACGCCAATCGCATCCGCCAAATCAGCTTCCTGGGCCTGAAGCGCCTGGACGCGGATCGTGTAGAACTTCAGTGGAACTCCAACCGGGTCCTTGAATGTACGGTCCGCATGATGGAGATTCAACCATGACGTATGACGCACGCGAGCGGAGCCTGTTTGAAGCCTACCCGGTCGAGTTGTACCTGTTCGCCCGGGGCGCGCAATACTGGCGCTACACCTCAGCGGATGAAGACAAGGTGGTGGAGGGAGTGACTTACAACTCCGTCCAGATCAAGCGCGGGGCCTTCGAGCAGAACCAGGAAATGTCCCGGAGCAACCTGACGCTGACGATGGATAAAGGCATCAGCTTCCTGGACCAGTTCCGTGGATCGCCGCCCACCGACATCGTCCAGCTCACCATCCAGCGTTACCACGAGGGTGACGGACAGCTCGCCGTCCCGTGGGTCGGGCGAGTAGTGAACGTCAAATTCACGGAGCGCGAGGCGGAGGTGCGCCTTGAGCCTGTGTACACCTCCCTGCGCCGCCCGACCCTGCGCCGGATGTACCAGACAACTTGTCCCCACGTCCTGTATGGGGCCGCGTGCGGCCTGTCCTCCGCGAACTTCCGGGTGGACGCGACCCTCACGGGCGTCTCGGGGCGGGACCTCCTGTCACCGGCCTTCTCCTCCTTCGCTGACGGCTACTTCGCCGGGGGCTACGTGGATTGGGAAGTGGCCGGGGTCCTGGAACGGCGGTTCATCATCGCGCACGTGGGACCGGCGATCACGCTCAACCTCCCGTTGGCTGGGATACCCGCCAATGCGACGGTCCGGGCCTATCCCGGGTGCGACCACACCCTGAATACGTGCCACAACAAGTTCAACAACGTGGACAACTACGGGGGTCAGCCGTTCTACCCGAAGAAGAACCCGATGAACGGCACCCCGATCTTTTGAGGAGGACCCCCATCATGGAATGGGCTGTGTATCTGATCATCTTCATCGTTGCGGCATACGCGGCGGTGGCCCTCGCCCCGAAGCAGGCCACCCCCAAACCCGCTTCGTTGGAGGACTTCCAATTTCCAACCGCGGAGCCTGGGCGACCGATCCCGGTTGTGTTCGGGACCGTTACCGTGAAGAGCCCGAACGTGGTATGGTACGGGGACTTGGCCAGCAGTCCCGTCAAAACGGACGGCGGCAAGTGATGAACAACGAGCCAGTGATGGTCCGTGTCGAACACGCCCGCGCCTTGGGCTACTGCTCCCGCGGCATGCGCGCCTTCGCCGCCCGACACGGGCTGGATTGGGGCCGCTTCGTCCACGAGGGCATCCCGGCGGAGGAGCTTGAGGCGACCGGCGATCACATGGCTCTACAAGTAGTGGAGAAGGCCCGTGGGCAGCAAATCTAGTGTAACAATTGGGTACAAGTATTATCTTGGCGCCCACCTCGTGATCTGTCACGGGCCGGTCGATTCCGTCCAGGAAATTGTCGTGGGCGACCGAACCGCCTGGAGCGGGAACGTGACTGCCTCGCAGCAAATCTACGTCAACAGCCCGGAGTTGTTCGGCGGCGAGAGGAAGGAGGGGGGTGTCCAGGGCTACGTGGACATCATGATGGGGGAATCGAACCAGGGCCGCAACAGTTACCTCCAATCAAAACTCGGCACCGTGATCCCGGCCTTCCGGGGCGTCCTTTCGCTGGTCCTTCGGAAGGTGTACATGTGCGCCATGTCGCCCTATCCGAAGGCCTGGGCGCTGAAGGTGAAGCGCCTCCCTGGCAAGGCTTGGTACCCGGCGAAGGCGGACATCAACGGCTCCGCGAACCCGGCCCACGTCATCTATGAGACGCTGACGAACCCGGACTGGGGGATGGGATACCCGATCAACGCCCTGGATGACGCCGCCTTTCGCGCTGCGGCGGACACCCTTCACGCGGAAGGCTTGGGCGTGTCGATGATCATGACCAAGCAGGACTCCATCGAGTCCTTCATATATACGGTGCTGGGCCACTGTAACGGAATGTTGTACACGCGACCCGACAATGGTCAGTTCGTGGTGAAGCTGATCCGCGAGGACTACGTGGTGGCGAACCTCCCGCTGTTCAACGAGTCCAACACGATCCGGCTGGAGTCCTTCGAGCGCCCGGGCTACGCGGAAATTGTCAATGAGATCGTGGTGACCTACCGTCCGCAGGGCTCCACTGAGGATGACTCCGTGACCGTCCAGGACCTCGCCGCGATCCAGGCCCAGCAGGGCGTGGTGAGCCAGACGGTGAACTATCCCGGGATTGACACGGCGGCGAACGCCGCGAAACTGGCCATGCGCGACCTCCGCCAGAAGTCCACCCCCTTCGCGCGCATCCGCATCCGGGTGAACCGGAACGCATGGAACCTGACCCTGGGGGACGTGTTCCGCTTCTCCTGGGATGAGCACAGCCTCGTGGACATCGTGTTCCGCGTCCTCGGGGTGAACTACGGCGAGCTGACCAGCGGCGAAATCGTGGTGGACGCGGTTGAGGACATGTTCGGCCTTCCGTCCTCCACCTACATGGGCAACCAGGGCTCGGGCTGGGTGGACCCGGTTCAAGCGCCCAACCCGTTCGCCCTCCGCCGTCTGGAGGAGGCGAACTATTGGGACTTGGCGAACGGTCTGCCCTCGGGCGACTTCCAGGCGCTGGACAACACCTCCGCCTTCCTGATCGGCCTGATGGGCGAGCCTGCCCAGTACCTCCAGAACTATGAACTGTGGACGAGGCCCACGGGCGGGTCCTACGCATACGCGGCCACCGGCGACCCCGCGGCGCACGCTACGCTGACGAACGCGATCACGCCCACACAGACCTCCATCCAGCTGTCCAACCTGTCCTCCCGCACCGAATTTGCGCGGACGGGGACCTATGCGCTGATTGATGACGAAATCGTGCGCGTGGACACCATCGACCTGGTGAACGGGATCGTGACGGTGGGCCGGGGTTGTTTGGATACCGTCTGCGCGGAACACGCAGCCGGGGCGCGGTTTTGGTTCGCGGAGGACGCCCGCGTGCGCGACCGTCTTGAGTATAACAGCGGCGAGACCATCGCCGCGAAGGGCCTGGGCCGGTCCGGGGTCGGCATTCTGGACCTGTCCGTTGCGCCGGAGGACTCGAAGGCGCTGGTGGGCCGTTTCGCACGCCCCTACGCTCCCGGGAACTTCCGGGTGAACAGTCTCCAGTATCCTTCGGCTATCCTCGGAGGTCTGAGCCTATCTTGGGCGCACCGCGACCGGACCCAGCAGGTGGTCCGTCCGATCATCGACCACTCCGCGGCGAACATCGGCCCGGAGCCGGGGGTGACCTACCGCGTGGACATCTACGCGGCCAACGGCAGCACGCTCTTGAAGTCGGAGCCGGGCCTGACTGGCACTAGCTGGACCTGGACCAACGAGGCGACGGAGAACACCGCGGGCCGGAACCGGATCAAGGTCACGGCGGTCCGCGACGGTCTGGACAGCTACCAATCCCACGATTGGTATGTGGATCGGGCCGGACTCGGGAACAATCTTGGAAACTATCTTGGAGGTTTGTGATGGCTATCAGTAACGGCCCGAACTTGGGCATCATGGTGAACGGCGCGCTGGGGGACCAGCACTACAACCAATTCATGTCTTTCCTCCGTGCGGTGGACGGCCTTCTCATGGGCCACGCGAAGTCCGCGACCACGACCGCCCAACCGGCTTCGCCCGCGGACGGGGACGTGTACGTGCTACCGGCGAGCCCGACCGGCACGAACTGGTCTGGTCAGGGCCAACGGATCGCGCGCTATTCGAGCGCGGCGACGGCCTGGGAGTTCTTCGTGCCGAAGAAGGGGTGGACCATTTCCGTGGAGGATACCAACAGCACCTACTGGTATGACGGCAGCGCGTGGAAGTTCCTCCGCGGCTACGGCACGACCGCGAACCGCCCGGCGGCGAGCGCCGCCCTGATCGGGGGCCAATACTTCGACACCACCCTGGGCAAGCCGATATGGTCCACGGGCTCCGCCTGGGTGGACGCGACTGGGTTGGCCGTCTAAAATTTGCCAAGTTGTCTTGGGTTCCGTAGAATACGGCCCAAGATCATCTTGGTGCGAGGACCCCGATATGCCCCTGACCCCGGAGCAAGTCGAAGACATCGCCGTTGCGGCTGCGACCCGGGCGGCGAAACTATCCGTGGAGGACGCGGCGAAGCGAGCCGCGGAAACCGTGGCCATGTCCCAGTCGGAGCTGAACGACGTAGTGGCCGAAGCGGTCAAGCAGACGTTGATGCAGCTCGGGGTGGACACGTCCGATCCGTTCGCCATGCAGAGGGACTTCCAACACCTCCGCCAGTGGCGCGAGTCCGGGGAGGACCTGAAGCGGAAGGGGACCGTTGCCCTGCTGGGCATCTTCTTCTCCGGTCTGGTCTCCCTGATCCTC